ACCTCAATACCGTCTTGGAATCTTGAATCTATATCAGACACAATGTGAAGGTCTGGATGATCCTCTTTACGAACTGGCGTCCATCCCTCACGAAATCTGGAAGAGACGTTAGTGTTATCCGTATTTCCCAATGTAGATGTGCGGATCCAGCGGAAGGTAATACCATCGCGTGGCTCTGGGGAAGGTAACATTGTTGGTCTAGTCCATGACGCTTTACGTTTAACCGAATCGCGGGTTTCTGTAGTGCGTGGAGATCTATTCGTCATTTGGATTGATCCTTCATTAATTGCGCCGCATATTGCTCATTTGAGAGTCCAAGCCGCTTGGCGAGAGAGGCTTGCGTTGAGGTAAGTCGCACTGTGCGTGATTTTTTCGTCGTTCTCGACGGTGCAGCAACCACGGAGCCACCTTGACGCTGGGGTGCTTGTACCTCTACTTGCCCATCGTCAAACTTATCTGGAAAGACCTGTCTCATGGCCTTGTCAATTTGTGTATAATACTGATCTGTATTTGGATCAATCCCTGATTCTACAAGCTTTTGATGCACACCATATGCATAGCCTGTCATTTCAGGGGTTTCAGGATTTTCAAACCAAGTATTTTGTTTAGCCCACTCAACCGCACGAGCATCTGGCTGCGGTCTTGCAGGTGCCTGCTGTTGATATTGAGGAACTTGAACTTGTGACTCAGGTCTTTTTTGAGGCCTGTAACTATTTATCTTATCAGCCTCTATTCTCAAAGCAGTTACTTTGTCATTTGCCTCAAGAATTAAATCAGAATCACCAGCATCAAGTGTTCAAGAGTTTTTCTAAGACGTTCATTTTCAGCCTTAATAGACTCAGCATACTTTAAAGCCTCTTCACGAAGCCTAATAGCTTCCTCTTTATTCCTACGCTGCTCATTGGCTTCATAGGTCATTTTTTTAAAACGCTTTTGAACACCCTCAGAATACTTATCTAATTCGTCATCATTAAAAATTTCAGGATCAGCATCCTCAGCCTTACGAGGTCTCCCACGATCCTCTTCAGGAGTATCGTCTACAATTTCAATTTCAAACTTATCATCAGATACAACATCTTGTGTATCGGGTGATTCGTTTACAACATCTTCCATCATTTCAGGTTCTGAAGCTAAATTACTCATACCCGTGTATACCCCCTTGGATCGTCAACAACGGCCTCAATAGTGTCATCGTTCACTAAGCGAAACTCTTTGCCATGAATTTTAAATCTGGTTCCTGAATAAGATCTAAAGATTACAAAGTCACCTTCTTTGCAGTAGGCTCCATTTGGAAATCTATCTTTATCAGAGTATGCATCAGGGCCAGATTTAATTACAAACCCTATAATAGATGCTGTTTCTTCTGCTTGCCTGAGTCCATCTGGCATATAAACGCCACCCTCAGTCTTCTCATTAACCTCAACAGTGCTAATAAGAACTTTGTAGCCTTTAGGTTCTGGCAACTGAGTCGCTACTTTTTCCTCAGTTATTTTTTTATCTGCATACATTTTATATACCTTGCAGTGATTAGGTTCACAGAAACCGTGCGCGGATTACCCCGCGAAGCCCCCATATGTAGAAATAGTTCAATTGAACTTATTGTTCAATAAATCTTTTTTCTATTTCTTGTAAATCAGACTCTAGAAGCTTTAAAGCCTCATATCTCCCAACAAGTCTGCTGTAGTCATCCATAGATTTAGCTTGGCCCCCTGCCAAGAATTGTTCTATTTCAAGTTTATACTCAGAGATACTACGCTTCATCAAAGCAATAACTGTATCATCCATCCCCCTTACTTAGCTCCCTTGCTATTTCTACCCCAAGTTTAGCCCCAGCTTGCTGATCCGCTCGCTGAGAGTTATCAAGATCAGTCGCCAGTTTAACTCCCAACTTGGCCCCCTCTCTTTGATTAGCGGCTTTTATCTTCTGAGCCTCAAGCTGAAGTTTAGCCGTGTCTAGTTGCATCTTATGCTGAAGCTCTTGTGTCTTCAGTTGCAGTTCTTGCTGCTGCATTTGAACAACAGGATCTTGCTGCTGTGCTTGAGCCTGCTCCTGTGCAGCTTCTGCTTGATCTTTCTTGAGAAGCTTTTCTGCGGCATCCTTAGCCAGCCTAGAGATTTCCACCTCAACATCTTCAGGCAGATTTTGATCTTCATTAGGCAACTCAACACCAAGCATTTTCTCCATCTCTCTGCGGTATTGGAACGCAACATGTTCTGTTACGTGTGCAGCCATTGCTTGCTGTATTACTTGAGCGAATGGAGACTGGCCTACCATTTGCGAAAGTTTAGGATCTTCTGCTGCCGCCATATGAACTGCTAAGTGAGCCTCATGGTCTTGATACTTAAACGCTTTAACTGGCTCTTGTTTCAAGATCATCATGTTTTCAGTTACGGGATCAGAGGGCTTAATATCTTCTGGAAGTTTAATAAGATCATTAGCATCTTGAATACCAAGAACCTCTAGCATTTGCCTATGAAGTTTACCCATGTCATATAACTGAGGCGCTTGTTGCGCTAATTGCAACGCAGCTTGATACTGCATGATTCTTTGAGACATCGTAGCAGCATTAGGGTCTGAGACTGGTATAACATCTATACGCTTATCAAAGTCATCTGTCCTACTGAAGTCTCCATCAACTTCATAGGCATACTCCTCTGGCATATAATCGTGAACAATCTTAGCAAGAAGTCGTAACTCTTTTTTCATAGCTGCATGAAGGCGAGCCTGTACACCAGACATCACTTTCATTGAACGCTCCATGAGGGCAAGAGTTGTGCCCACGGGTGCCTGTGCGTTAGTATCTCCTACTTGGATGTCTGCGACTGAACCAATGCGGCGTCCCTCTTCGACAATATTTCCAAGTAAAGAGTACAGTACGCTTGATGGCTCTTTGTAAGGGATAAACGTAATCGAGTCACGTATGGCACCGCCCGGTACGTCCACATCCCTAAATTCACCCGGCATAAGAGGAGTGTCATCCCCCTTAATACGAAGACCGCGAGCTTTAAGACCCGCTGGCAAATTCGACAGTGTGCCAGCATCAACCAACTGACGAAGGATAGAGGTAGCAGACTTAGCAAGTCCACCAATAAGGTGTATGAGACCTGTGCCATAAAACCCCAAACCCGGTAGATAGCGATAGTGAACAAAGTGTAAACGCTTCTTTTTCCTTTGATCATCTTCGTACCAGTTCTTTCTTATAGATAAAATTTCTCTTGATGACTTATCAATTGTTACAACATATGGACGCGCAATTCCGTCTGGGTCATCAAACGCATCTGGCATATTAATAGTTACATGCATTTCAAGTATTGTATGACGGTCATCGTCTTCAATAACTGCACTTTCTCCATCCAACTCATCATATTTTTCTTGGATATCAGAAAAATCTGGAGAGGGTGCAGGTAGCTCCACGTCACGATAGAAGCCAGCAACTTGAAGTTCTCTTATTTCGTTTTCGCTTTTCTTCATGACATGCGTATATCTTGGGCACGTCATCAAGTCTGTTGCCCCATAAGAAACAACAAACTCTTCAGAGGGAACAAATACAGCGCATGGTCTGTCCATTAAAGGATCATAGATCCAGCTAGAGGAAGCTTGAAAAGCATTTGCTCTAGCTCATCACGATATTCTGTCATCTCTTCTGTAAGAAGATAGTTCATTTCATTTTGAACACGATTAGCTTGATCAGCTTTTTCTGGGGTCATCTTCCCCATGATCTTTGACCTAACAGGGCCACTAGCAGGGAATAGTTCTCCCATTGCTTGCGCTTGGAACCTAACAACAGACTCAGTTAGGACGGGATGAAATACACCAGATGCACCAGCCCATGGCTGCTGCCTGTCTTCAATCTTCATGCCAAGTAGATCTAAGCCTTTTACATAAGCCCTAGCCCAATCAGACCTTGACTCACGGTCAGACTCAAAATCACTAACAAGCTCAGATGCCATAGATTCAAGTGCTGATTCCTCTATAAACTCAGCTAAATTTGAATCATGATCTGGACCTATCAAGTCTTCAGCGAGACTACCCTCAAAGTCAATGACAACTCCACCGTCCTCTGTTTCCATGGAAATGGAGTCTGGATTTACGATTTCAACAGTAAGCTCTTCTTCAGATGGATTCTCTTCAATCTCTACATCAGAAGGAACCATTGGTTTTTCTATAGCCATGAATCACCTTCAGCTTGTGTATGTGGACGTTATCAAAATATTATTGCGCGGTCTAGTGTCGAGGTGGGCAACTTGGGGGAAGCCACCGCACCTCGACTAGGGTACTGGGAGATGCACCCTAATTATCGTTTATCTCAAGCGGTCTGTTGAAACAAATATTATATTCCTGTATTGAGAGATCATGGATAACATGCTGATTTGGAACATCGTATTAACTTTTGTGGTTCTACCCATAGGGTGGTGGGCCAATCAAATCGCATCTGAAGTCAAGCGCCTCAATATTCTTTTGAACATGACGAGAGAGAATTATATAAAGAGGGAAGAACACGCGGGGGAACTTGGGAGAGTTGTTGACCACCTCGTTAGGCTAGAAGGCAAGATAGATAAACTTGCAGAGAAATAGGGGGAGATAGGCATGAGATATGTTCATCTGCGCCCTAACAGCAATATTAGCTAGTCAAAGCCCCACTATCGGGCTGCACCAGACCTGTGAGTATAGGTGCCCTAGAGAAGTTTCACAGTTTTATTACCAATACCCAGCCAAGGTAAGAGTTCCTTGGAAGCACTTCTGTCCACCATACATTGTTGTTGGCAGGGGGAGAAGGACATGATGGATCCATTTACAGCGTTTGCAGCGGTGAAATCAGCAGTTTCTGCGGGCAAAGAAATTGTAAACGTCACCAAGCAGATCGGAGAGTTCTTCGATGGGGTGGATGATTTGCGGACCGCTCATGAGAAAAAGAAGAACAGTGTTTTTTCACCCTCTGACGAAAATTCTATGGAAACCTTTGTTAATTTACAACGCGCCAAAGACGCGGAGGAGGAACTAAGGCAGATTGTAATAGCTACACGCGGATTCTCTACTTGGGGTGAATTGCAAGCTATACGAGTCCAAGCTAGAAAAGACCGCAAAGCCAAGATTGAGGCAGAGAAGAAACGCAAGGCTAAACTGATTGAGCGCATTGTTGTTTATGGCGGGGCTGTAATTATTGTTTCTATAATGATTGGCATCACTGTTGTTATTATCTTAGCGAAGCAGGGGAGGCTGTAATGGCTGACGGTGTATCAGCTATAGGCAGTGCACCGTTCAATGTGGGGAGCGACATACACGCCCAAACCAGAGCGCGTGAGCGTATAGAGACTCACCTTGCTGAGCAAAGAGTAGAGAAAGAACACAGGGCCAATCACAGTCACCTAGAGGCGCTTGCCAAGCAAAGGTTTGACTTGGGAGAAGCTTATGATCGCTTTGGTCGGAAGACTAACGCAGATCGACCCCAAGGGACTAAGATAAACATAGAGGTTTAGTTCAATAGAACTTTTAATAATACTCTACAGGACGCTGATACTTAGGCTCATCGTCCCAATCATCTGACTCAGCCTTAACCCAACCGCCCTGCCTAAACCTCAATAGCGCCTGAGTGGTGGAATCCACATAGTCATCATGCTCTCCTGACGGAAAAGCAGCACACTCTTCGATAACTTCATGTGCCCACTGGGTGGGTGGGTGCCATATAGATCCACTGGCAAACAAATCGGTCACAGCATTTGCCCTAGCAATTTTATCCTGCCCGCGAGAAGGTGTGAACTCTGTAACTGGGATACCCATTGCCCTCAGTTCAAATATTAGTGGGGCACCAGATGCTTTCTTTTCCACGATCATTTGATCTGGCTCATACTCCATGTACTTTTCGTAGGCAGCACGTTTTAGATCTGGGAACTCAAGCTTTTCCTTGTAGGCATCCAACATAATTAGGTTGGGTTGACTAAGACCTGTGTCATCAGGGTGGTAGAATACCCCCCATGTGGTGCAAGCACTATAGTCAGATCTCTGTGTCTTAAGGAATGCGGTGTCCCAAGACTGCAATATGATCTCACAGGGGGGTGGGCTAGGCCTATCCCATTCTCTCCACCACTCACGCTTGATGAGTGCCCCTTCCTCAGACGTGGGATTTTGCTGATATTGGGCATTCCACTTTGTAGGTGGAAGTTCTGCCTTCAAAGCATCCAGTTCATCCATTGACCAGAACTCAGGCCATAGGGGTTTCCCCGAAGGCATTATAGCTGGGAACTCAATGACCTCCCATTCGTCCATACCTTTCTTATTTCCTGTAGATTTCATGATCTGCCCAGTCAGATCTCGCAATGACCACCGCGTCATCACGACAATGATGGCACCACCGGGCTGTAATCGCTGTCTTGGGCCAGATGTGTACCATTCATACACACGATCATAGACTTCTGGGTTGAATTGCCCCTGCTGGGCGTCCTGTTCTGAGTGAGGATCGTCAATAATTAGGAGATCAGCACCTTTACCAGTAACTGCCCCGCCAACACCAATGGCGAAGTAGTCACCGCGCTTGTTTGTGTTCCACCTTCCTGCCGCTTTGGAGTCAGATGACAGGGTTATACCGCTGAACACGTTTTGGAAGTCCTCAGATTGTATAAGGTTCCGCACCTTCCTACCAAATCCAACTGCCAACTCAGCAGTGTGGGCGGTTTGAATGACTTTCTTTTCAGGATACTTTCCTAGAAACCATGCTGGCAGTAAGTAAGAGGCGAACTCTGACTTGGTATGACGGGGTGGCATGTTGATAATCAGACGTTTTAACTCACCACTAGCCACACGTTCAAACGCACTCGCCATTTTCTGG